AACCGTTACTACAGAAGAGTTCTTGTTGACAACCTTATGTAAGCGAGATGCTTATATATTTTCAAAGAGATCCTACGGGATCTCTTTTTTTTGTGCATAAATATAATTGGAAACACTAATATAGTCAATGTCTTTTCCAACGCAAATAAGCAATAGGAATTTCCTCAGTCCAGGTGGTTTCCGTTTTACCTTAGCGAAGTATCCTAAGATTGCATACTATTGTCAATCAGCAAACATACCCGCTATATCGGTCGGTGAACTAACTCAACCAACACCATTCAGACCTATTCCATTTGAGGGTGTATTATCCTATCAAACATTATCATTAAGATTCTTAGTAGATGAAGGTCTTGAAAACTATCTTATTATCCATAACTGGATGAGAGGACTTGGTGTTCCTGAGAAGTTTAAAGAAAGACAGGATATGCTTGACGCAAACCCTAATAATTTTACACCAGGAATAGGTGAAAAAGAATTTGCAGACGGAACTCTTACTGTATTGAATAGTAATTTTCAACCTTCATTCAATATAGTATTCAGAGATATGTTTCCAATAGCATTGAATACACTAGAGTTTGACGCTGCTTTATCTGACACCGAATACTTTAATTCTGTGGTAGAATTTAATTATCTAGATTATGAAATACGTAGTCTAACTGGAGATCGTTTAACAACCTTAAAATAAAATATGGACCCACTTGAAGTGATTAAACAGTCTTGGGCAGGAGACTGTATTTTTGATGAAGACAAATTAGATCAAGAGTCGTTAAAGATACCATCTTTACACGCAAAGTATCAAGACTATTGGTCAAAGTATTCTTTAATACTAGAAGATAATAAGAAAAAACTTAGTGTCTTGAGAAGAGACAAGTATCTTTTTTATACTGGCAAAGCAGATGCGGAAGTATATAAAGAGAATCCTTTTGATTTAAAAGTATTGAAGAATGATCTGAATACTTTTATGGAAGCAGACGAGGACATACAGACTCAGCAATTAAAAATAGCATACTTTGAAACTGTTATAAATTATTTGGAAGGGGTGTTAAAACAAATTAACAACAGAACCTACCACATTAAAAATGCCCTTGAACATAGACGTTTTGAAGCAGGTTTCTAATGACCCTCATCACAAAGAAGAATGAAGTCTTCTTGCGAGTTGATGCTGATCCACACATCCATCAAGAATTATCAGATTATTTTACTTTTGAAGTACCTAATGCAAAGTTTTTACAGAAGCAAAGAAGGTACAAATACTGGGACGGAAAGATTAGATTATATTCACCTGGAAATGGTGAACTGTATGTTGGGTTATATGACTACCTAGTTGAATGGTTAGATAAAAAAGGTTATAATTATAATATACAATCAAACAAACAGTATGGAGAACCTAATGAGGAGGAAGAATTTGTCACCCCTGAGTCTGTTGCTTCCTTTGTTAGAGGTCTCAATCTGCCTTTCAAGATCAGAGGATACCAACTTAGAGGACTTTATTGTAGCATTAAGTATAACCGAAGACTTCTATTATCACCAACTGGATCTGGGAAATCGTTAATCATCTATACTTTAATTAGATGGCACTTGTTTCACGAAAGAAATATACTTATTATCGTACCCACTACATCATTAGTAGAACAATTATTTAAGGACTTTCAAGACTATGGATGGAATGCAAGAGAATACGTCAACAAAATCTATGCAGGGAAAGAACGTTATAGAGAATCTCCTGTTGTCATTTCTACGTGGCAATCTATCTACAAGGAACCTCGCAATTTCTTTAATAGGTTTGATGTTGTTATCGGTGATGAGGCACACCTCTATAAAGCAAAGTCTCTAACAAAATTATTAACTAAGATGCACTCTTGTAAGTATCGTATTGGTCTTACAGGTACTCTTGATGGTATGCAGTGTCATCAATTACAACTAGAAGGATTGTTTGGTCCAGTAGAAAAAGTAATTAGAACTGATGAGTTACAGAAGAAAGGATACTTGTCAGATTTAAAAATAAATGTATTAGTATGTAAGCACGAATATGTTGAGTTTGAAAACTATCAGGAAGAGATAGAGTATATAATTACACATCAAAAACGAAATAAGATCATAGTAAACCTAGCGTCAGATCTATCTGGTAATACCCTTGTGCTGTTTAATTACATTGAAAGACACGGAGACGTTCTTAGAGATATGCTAAATAGTAAAAAGGGAAATAAAAAACTCTTTTATATCCACGGAGGAACTGACACTTCTGAACGGGAAATGGTGAGAGAGATATGTGAGGTGACTAGCAATGCTATCATTCTTGCATCGTACGGTACATTCAGTACGGGTATTAATATTAAGAACCTACATAATGTAATCTTTGCTTCACCATCCAAGTCTAGAATTAGAAACCTTCAATCTATAGGAAGGACACTTAGGAAACACGATTCCAAAGCACGTGCCTATCTGTATGACTTTGCTGATGATATTAGTAATGAGTATAACCGAAATATGACTTTGAACCATATGGTTTTTAGGATTAAAACATACAATGATGAAAAATTTGATTACTCAATAACAGAAATTAATCTCAGGAAGTAAAACAATGTCACTAAACTACGTAAAACACGAAGAAGAATTTTTAGGAGTTGCTAAACTTACTAATGGAGATGAAGTTATTGGTAAGTTTACAGTTGTAAAAGACACAGATGGTACAGATGTTGTATTCATTGTTGATCCTGCTAAAGTACATCACGGATCAATCAATTCAGCAGATGGCAAGAGAACTGAGATGGTTGGTCTAAAAAGGTGGATGTATTTTTCTGATGAAGAATTTTTTATAGTTCCTGATAATCAAATTATTTCGCTTGCCCCGCAGTCGGTCGAGGCGACGATGATGTATAAGATGTTTGTTCGCCAAGAGTTTCAACACAAAACCCTAGCAGATTTAAAAGAACAGAATGAACTACCCCCAAATCCTAGTCAAGGATTCTTAGGAACTGTAGAAGATAATAGACAGAAGTTTGAAGATCTCTTTAATAAACCTTTAGAGTAGTTATAACCATCCCTTGAACCCTTACAGTGTTAATTGTACATATATTTCTAAACCTTGTCAACCCCCTGGCATTATTTGTGATTATATGTTAATATAAGTACAACCTCACAAGGCAGTATGCCAAGAAAAAGAGCAAAGAGTCAGCACTATGTTGACAACAAAAAATTTTTAGAAGCACTTATCAATCATAAAGAAAGGGTAAAGCGTGCAGCATCTCAGGATAAACCTAAACCAAGGATACCAGAGTATGTAGGAGATTGCTTTTTAAAAATCGCGACGCACCTTTCGTATAGACCAAACTTCATAAACTATATGTACAAAGAAGATATGGTTTCAGATGGTATAGAGAACTGTGTTCAATATATTGATAACTTCGATCCAAATAAATCTAAGAATCCATTTGCATACTTTACACAAATAGTTTACTTTGCTTTTTTAAGAAGGATTGCAAAAGAGAAAAGACAACAATCAATCAGAGAAAAAATTATAGAAAAGTCTGGTTTTGATCAAATCTTTCATACTGATGGTGATGTAGATCCTGCTACATTAAACAATATTAAAAATCGTATTGAAATGAATAACAGGTACCAATGATACCAAATGATTTACATTATGATATAATCTTTTCTGATTTTATGATGTCATCAAAGATAGATGTATCCTTAGATAAACTTAAGGAAGAAATATATCAGTTAAAAACTAATTTAACACATAGTTGTACTAGGTCAGGAAGAAATAGTTTTCAATCCAACTGGGTATATGATCTACCTTTCGATGAACTTACAAGATTAAAAGAACAAGTTGTTGAATTTGCAAATTACTTTTGTAAGATGATGAGTTATGATATGCTAGTAGATGAATGTTCCTACTGGGTAAATGTAAATCCTCCATACGGTCACAACATAATTCATACTCACGGAACGTGTGAACTCGTTGGCAACTTCTATGTACAAACTGGAAAAGAGACAGGAACATTAGAGGTTGTGCGAAACGATGGTTCGGTGTATAATAAAATAGGTAAACTCAATAGCACTTTTAAATGCGAGTGTGAAGAGGGTAGATTTTATATGATGCCAGGTCATCTGTGGCATTATGTTTCCGAGAACAATTCAGATGGAGACAGGATTTCTGTTTCCTATAACATCAGATTAAAATGAAACTTACTCAAGAAATTATTGACCAGATACAAGAAGCAATGCTTCATACTAAAAAAAATGGTGACATCAACTGGGAAGATGGTGATGAGATTGATGTCTGTCTTGCAGGAACTTGGGCAGCAGATAAGTTTATTGTTATTCATAACAGAACAAAGAGTAGTACATCTAAGCATAACTTTATTAAATGAAGATTCTTCTTATTACAGATCAGCACTTTGGTGCAAGAAATGACAACCCAATATTCTTGGGCAAATTTAAACAGTTCTATGAACAGATAGTATTTCCTTATATTGATAAGAATAATATAGATACTGTATTTTGTTTAGGAGATACGTTTGATAAACGTAAGAGTATAAACTATCTTTCATTAGATGCAACTAGAGAAATGTGGTTTAAACCTTTACAAGATAGAGGTATCAAGATGTATATGTTAATTGGTAATCACGACATATACTTTAAAAATACTTTGAGAGTAAACGCTTGTGATCATCTACTTAAAGAATATGATAACCTACAGGTAATAAACAAACCAACAGAAATAGTATTAGATAATAGAAAATTCTTAATGCTTCCTTGGATTTGTGATGATAATAAAAATGATATTTACCAAGCAATAGAAGATACAGATGCTACTGCTTGTATGGGACATCTAGAACTATCAGGGTTTGAAGCACTTCCTGGGGTTCGTATGGAACACGGTGAAGATCCTGAGAGGTTTTCTAAGTTTAAATTAACTTGCACAGGTCACTTCCATCACAGATCAAGACAAGATAATATAATGTATCTCGGTAATCCGTATCAACTTTACTGGAATGATTACGGTGCAATTAGAGGTTTCCATACCCTAAATACTGATGACTTAAGATTAACATTTATTCAAAATCCGTTTAACATTTTTGAAAAAATATTTTATGATGATACTAATAACGATTATGAAACACTTCCAGATCATAAAGAATTGGTAGGAAGTTATGTAAAACTTGTAGTTCAACAGAAAGATAATCAAAAATTATTTGATCGCTATGTAAAACATTTACAAGACGTTGGTGTAGCAGATCTAAAAATTATTGAAGATCTTACTCTTGAGGCAGCAGAAATAGATGAGTCTATCAAACTAGAAGATACAATGACCATCTTAGAAAACTATGTCAATGAATTAGAAGATCACATAGATAAGAAAAATATTGTTAAAATAGTTAAGTCACTTTACCTAGAAGCACTCAACGTTTGATGTATGTTCTAACTGATAAAGCAACTGGAGGAGTCTACGCTGTCACAGATGATGAGAAAGATGAAAAGGTTGTGCAAATTTTTGTTGACAAAGACGATGCTTTACGCTATTATGGACAATTAGAGGCATTAGATTATCAACGTCCTTTGCAAATTCTAGAATTAGAAGAAGAGCAAATTAAGGCAAACTGTGTGAATCACGGTTATATGTATTGTATAATTACTCCTAACGATCTTGTTACCCCTCCTCCTGATTTAATTTTATGATTGTATTTGAAAAACTTCGTTGGAAGAATTTATTATCTACAGGCAATCAATTTACAGAATTTAATTTATGCGACACTAGGTCAACTCTAGTGATAGGAGGTAATGGCACGGGCAAATCTACAATGCTTGATGCTTTAACCTATGGATTATTTAATAGACCCTTTCGTAAAGTTAGTAAAGGTCTTTTAGTTAATTCAATTAATGATAAAGATTGCGTAGTAGAGATAGAATTTTCAGTAGGCACAGTTAATTATAAGGTAGTTCGTGGTATGAAACCTGCTATCTTTGAGATATATCGTAACGGTGCATTGTTAGATCAAGACGCTGCTAGTAGAGATTATCAAAAATATCTAGAACAATCTGTTCTTAAACTTAATTACAAATCATTTACACAAGTGGTTATACTAGGGAGTAGTACATTTGTTCCCTTTATGCAACTTACAGCATCACATAGAAGAGAGGTTATTGAAGATTTATTAGACATACAAATCTTTTCTAATATGAATCTGTTATTAAAAGAACGTGTTAGAGATAACAATGAATCTCTTAGAGATTGTGAATACGAGTTACAGATAGCAGAAGAAAGAGTTACTGCACAGAAGAGAACTCTAGCAGCATTAACAGGTGCTAACGATGAAAGGATACAAGTATTAGAAGAACAGTTTAAAGAGAACGAAGATGGTATGATGGCAATAAAAACTAAGATGGATTTCTTACAAAAATCTATGACAGAACTAGGTGATTTTAAAAGTCATATAAATGCTCTTGAATCTAAATGGGAATCAGCAAAAACTATTGAAACTAAATTAGATACTAAGATTGAAAGAATAGAAAAGGATATACAATTCTTTAATGAACATTCTACTTGCCCTACTTGTACTCAAGATATTAATGAGTCACTCAGGAATGTAAAAGTGAATAGTCTAGCAAATAAAGGTAACGAGTTAGACAAAGCACGTGATCAACTTAAGTTAGAGATTGCAAAAGTAAGATCTAAGATGGTTGCATTTACAGAAGCAGCAGATAAGTATGCAGATATGCAAAGAGAGATACATCACCTATTAGATAAACAAGATAGGTTTGTAAAGACCAATACTAGAATACTAGGAGAGATTAAAAACTTACACGACAAACCTAATATTGCTACAGAGAAACAAACCCTTATGCAAAGACAAGCAGAGTTTGATGTTAAAGAAGATGCCTGTGCAGAAGTGTCAAGACTATCAAGTGACTACAAACTTGTAAGTAGTTTGTTAAAAGATGGTGGTATCAAGTCTAAAATTATTGCAAAGTATATACCTGTCATCAATCAAAACATTAATAAGTTCCTATCTAATATGGACACCTATATTAACTTTACTCTTGATGAGGAGTTTAATGAAGTTATAAAATCACGTTACAGAGATAAGTTTTCTTATGCTTCTTTCTCAGAAGGAGAGAAACAAAAGATTGATTTATCACTTCTCTTTACTTGGAGACACGTTGCTAAAATGAAAAACTCTATTGCTACAAACTTACTTATCTTAGATGAGGTCTTTGATAGTTCTCTTGACAACTATGCTACAGAAGAATTATTAAAGATACTAAAGGGATTTGGAGATGCTAATACTTTTATTATCTCCCATAAAGGTGAAGTCTTACTTGACAAATTTGAAAAAACAATTAAATTTGATAAGGTAAATAATTTTTCTAAATGTGAGGAGATCGAATGAACTGTTGGCACTGCGGACCAGATGTACAATTAATCTGGGGAGGAGACTTTACTGGAGAAGATTATTGTAATGATGAAATTTCTATAGTCAGTAATCTTTCTTGTCCTAAATGTGGATCATATGTT